TATGCTGAGTTAGCTGTGAAGTCTTCTATCATATACGATGTCGGTTGGTGTATTAGCTCGTTGTTCTTACCAGTGAACTTAATGTTGAAATTGATAGTCGAGTCACCCTCTGTCTCTACATAGACTCGCATAGAGTGTATATTCTTACGGGTACTCGGATCTCCAATATCAAAGAAAGGGGTAGAATATGTAGCTATGATTGGGTCACCATTGTATGTACTACCTACATCATGTTGATATAAAATACCATCATCTTTAGTAGCCATCAGTGAGACATACTCACCATCGAAGAGGTCTTCTGTTACATGCTCTGCAGACAATCTTTTCGTAGAAGACCAATTCCAACCAGGAGAACCTTCAGGAGATAGGACTAAAGTCCCTATAATACCTTGATGGGTTACAGTCCCTGTTCCTTCTTTCTGGTAGTATAAACGATACTGACTCTTTTTCCTGATAACCGTAGAGTGGAAAGTAAAGGAGTCTATATCAGAAGTGATCTCATTGATCAAGGGTTGGATACTAGAAGAGATTGTAGATAGCTCAACATCACCAATACGTTCTGTCGCTGCCAATGTCCTAAGTCCATCAGGTGCTAGATAGACTAGGTCACCACTGATCTCTTGTATAGTATCTCCATGTACACATCCGATCTTCTTGGTGATAGGCTTCAATACAGTATTCTGTTCAGACACCCCTTGCAAGAAGAAGATAGAGTTCTTACAGAAGACAATCATGTTCTCCCTGAAAGGGAATAGTCCTGTAACAGGATCGGCAGTACTAATTTGTAACGAAGCTGTACCATTCCAAGTTAGAGGATCAAATATAGTACTAACATACACAGTACTAGGAGTCTCTTCCTGACCTGAGATGTAAGCTTGATCACGGAAGATAGATACAAATTGACATCCTTGAGGTGTACCGGTAGTAACGTCGTCCATATACGTGAAAGTATATGTAGCATCAGTATGATCTGTTCCTGTAACTTTGAAGTACATAGCAAAGTCAAAACCATTTACCGCTACAACAATCCTATCTTCTTGCGCAGTACCTTGAGAGTAATTATCGAAACGAACTTTAACAGTATTGGCATCCATAGGGACTTCTGCTGCTGCTTCAATAGTTGCAAAGTCAGCATCAGTAACTTCTTTGTTTACTTGTACCCAAGTAATAGTATCAAAGGTATGATAGAGGTGATCACCCCGAGCTACTATAATAGTCTCATCAAAAATATGAATACCTTTAATGATACCTGAACCTGGAACAGGGTTGGTACCAAAAGAAGTGAAACCGTTAACCCTACGATACCCACCTGAAGATACACATTCAAAGTTAGTAAGTCGTGAGGCAAAGCCGGGTTTGCTAAGAAGTTCTTGACTTGTACTATTTAGATCTAATCCACCTCGACAAGAGATCTTAATGTTTTGCATTACTTCAGGCATTATTGATCTCCCAGATAAATAATGTTACAGCTCTTCAGAGTGTTGATTTTCAGAGCAGGCATGTTACACAGCCCTCATTTTAATAGACTGTTTGTCTACCAAATCCCTATGCATACGTTTGATACCGTCTTGATAATCTCCTAAAGCAATCTGAGATTGTTGTGCATTCTCTCTAAAGAGCCACAAGTAGTAACGGGCCCTAGCAATAAGGACAGGATAATACTTTTCAGGATATGGAATAGTATCTGCCGAAGTTTCAAGAACCTTAAAAGAAGCATGAGGATCTTCCCAACCGGCAAAGGTTACAGTATAACCCTTGTCACTAGGAATAGGATGTAATCCGAAACCTCCCGGATTAGCATCTATTGTGGAATCTCCACTCTTAGTTCGATAAACAAAGATGGGATCCCCACCTTGAGTATCTCCCTCATCCTTGTGTTTAAGATACTTAGTATAGAAGTCAACATCAATAGTCTCTAAGGAACGTGCATAAGTACCGGTATCAGAGACTATAAAGAAACTGTCCCAGTCTACCTGACTGAGGTCAGTATCGAATAAATACGTTCCTTGTAAAGCTGTAGTGGCTACAGATAAGACACCTGTAGGGAAGAAGTCTCCATCTGCACTTAAGAAGGGCCACTCTTTAGAATAATTAATAATATCTAGATGAGCCCTAGCAACCATCTCTTTAGCTGCAGCCTGTAGGCCTCTTGGGTTATTAAAGGCAGAGGTGCTTAGGGGAACCTCATTGATCTCTCTTAAGGCAATATTAACAAGATCGATATAAGTTGTGGCCATTAGTACACATCCCAACAATTAGACAAAGAAAAAGGCGCAGGGGCAAAAACCCACGTGCGCCCTTCCTAAAAAGTCCGACATCTGTCGAACAAAACAACTTAGTTAGATAAACTAAGATTAAACCAGAGTCGCACCAGTAAAGGTAGCTTCAACAGTGGTCAGTGATTCCGGACGAATGATAGAGCGACCGTACACGTGGAGACCACGTACGATGTCGGCAAAAGTATTCGGATCACGGAAGGTTTCGCTCTGAGTGATAGCAGAAGCGGTAGAACAAGCGGACATGTGACCAGCCATCAGTACGTGATGAGTCTCGTCCGGAGTACCGGTCAGCAGACGGGTCGGAGCGTTGTTGGTAACATAGACATTGAAACCACGGATCTTACCACTGGAAACCAGACCGTTCTGCAGAGTAGCGAAGCCACCGTTGAAGTCCATGTTGATCAGCTTAGAACCGGCCTTCATCAAGATTTCAGCAGCTTCAACCGGCATGACGATCCAACGGTTCTCGTCAGGAACATCCTGCAGAGACAGTCGGGTAGCCATGTTAGCCATCTGATCCAGAAGAGCATCCGGAGTAGTCAGGTCGGTCAGGTTAGCAACAGTACCGTCACCTACTTGGTTAGCAGCCAGAGCACCATCAGACATGAAATCCAGGACTTCGTTATCGAAAGCCTGCTTCAGTTCGTAAGCAGCACGATCAGTAGCCAAAGACATCCAGTTGATATGGGAGATAGCTTCTTCGATATCATCTACTTTGAAAGCAAACCGGTTAGCCTGATCCAGAACCAGAAGGATCTGATCATCAGTCAGTGCCTGCGGGGTAACAGTATCGTTACGCAGGTGAGCTGTTACAGTAATAGACGGCTCTTTGATGATACGAACAGTATCACCGAAAGCAGCAATCTCACCGAAGTAATCGGTGTTAGTAATAGCTTCAGCAGTCGAGCGACGACGGAAGATGTTGAGAGCTTTCTGGGAGAAAATCTCCGGTACAAAGTTACCACTAGGGGTAGCACCGCCGAAGTTAAGTGTTGAGCCGCCAGCAAAATTGGCCATTTTAAATACCTCTAAAAAACTTATTATGTATGAATATTGTTTTGATTGGATTGATAGATCCTTGCGGATCGACAGATCCTATCGGATCCGGCCTTCTCGCATGGCTGCTGTAATCTCTTCATCGAACTTTTCGAATTGAGCAGGAGTCATGCGTTTGATTTCAGCACGGGACCAAATACGTTTACCAGTATCACCTACAGTGACAGAATTGCCAGAGACACTGACATCTTGTGCAGCGGAAGTGTCTACTGATTTAGTCTCTTTAAGCTGCTTCTTAGAAGAGCTTTTAGTAATACCTGCGTCCAGTTTATAGAGGTCGATTGCACGAATAAATGCGTTGGCATTATCATGATTGTCTTTAACCCAAGACTGAATGGTGGAGTCTTGTACTTCCAACCATGCATTAAACTTAGGATCTTTTACAATAGTCTCGAAATCAGGATGATGCCTAGCAATCAGGGCTAGTGCTTTTTCCTGTTCCATATCTTCGATCTTACGGCGCATCTCTGACAATTGATCACCTGACCTTGTCACTTGAGAGTGTGCCAGTGATAGCATGACATCGTAGAATTCAGGGTTCTGCTGCCGAAACTTCTCCAAATCTTCTTCAGTTTTGGGAGGAGTAAAGGACACTGTAGAAGAATCTTCTAAGTCCCGAACGTTCTGCCGAAGCCTACTGACTTCCGTATCATAATGCTTTTTAAGATCTTTCCAACGCTTTTCGTAATCAACCTCTAAAGAGGTGGCCTTGTCGCCAGCACCATGGGTACCCTGCCCTGCAGGAGCGTGAGGGTCAAATGCAGCTTCTTCGGCTTCTTTTTGTTCTTTCAGCTTAGTATGTTCCACTTCCTCATGGTAGAGTTGTTCACCGACAACGGAGTTTACATATGGACGTGGTTTATATTTACTAGTATTACTCATGTTAAAATTTATCCTCAGGCCGAGATCTATACAAGGTATCCTTCATAGGGCTTGCTGACTCGGGTAGCTTTGGTTATCTATAGTTATTTGATCAACCGTGCTTCTCTTTGAAGACGGTCGATCTCTTCAGGAAGGGCGCGTAAGATGCGAAAAGCTTTAATCTTTCCTTGTGATTCTCGCATCTGCCCTAAGTCAGTAGTACGACAGAGTAGACCTAATTCTTGTTCGACCCAGAGACTGAGCAGGTCATCAAGTGCACCCCACCACTGACTTGTTACAAGAGCCTTGCATTGTTTAGAAAGCTGCTGCTGGTTCACCCAACTCACCTCCTTCCATACCCGGCTCTACACCACCTTCAGTGTTACCAGTGAAGCCGGGTTCTCCCGGGATCTGGACACCACCAGCGGATGCTTGCTGCTCTGCTGCCTGTGGGGCACCTTGAGCAGCCATGTTCTGCCTACCAATAATCGCTGCGTAGATCATAGCTTCTTCTGGACTGTTGAGGATCTCATCAGGATCGATGTCCATAGTGATAGCGAACTCTCGTAGAACTGTTGGTAGTTTGATAAGAGGTGCAAGCGCTGGGTTAGCTGCCATCTGGAGGAAAGAGTTCAACCTTTGTGAACGGACTTCTTTAGCCTGCAGACTGGAGGAACCAGTAGCCTTTACCTCAAGGTCTCCTTTGATATCCATATCTGGATTAAACTGCATCTCCCATCGGAAGTAAGCTTCACCAAAAGGTTTCAAAAGGAAATCATCTAGATTTCGAATGACAGTCTTAATATTAAGAGAGGCATTCTGTAGCAGCATAGACATACCAGATGCAGTACGAGTAGGACTCATAACACCCATCTGTCCATGTGCAAAGGAGGGGATCCCAGTAGTCTCATCTGCTAGCTGACGAAACTTATCGAACATCATCATGTTTTCATTAGCAGTGCTAGGAAACTTAAGACCGTGTATCGCTTGTCCTGCCCCACCCATCTGTCGGCGGAAGACTTTACCAGGTTCAATAGTGAAGTCCTGGCCCGGAACTAGCATGGACTCATCGATGTCAAAGACAAGAGATCCAGCAAGTGCAAGGTTATCTACTGCGAGACGGGCAAACCCATTCATTAATGCTTGGGTATCTTCCATGGCTTCGGGGACACCGGTACCCCAGACCGAGTATGGATCTACTTCGTAAGGCACTACGTAGTATGGAATCCTCTGTGGAATAAAAGGATTGACTACTACACGAAGTGTCTCGTTACCAGAGACCCACACATTAACTTGAACGAAATCATCAACCATCTCCGTAGTAGGGAGGTCAAATTCTTCGAGCATCTCACGATCCATATATCCCCAGTATTCCAGCACTTCGTAGAGACGGCCTTCTGATTCAGTTGTAAGCTTCTCATCAAGTGTGTGTTCAAAGGATTTACGTTCGTAGTTACCAAAGCCTCGAATAAGTAAACGATCAATCGCACCACTATCAAAGTGGGGACGACGTTTCAAAGAACGAAGCTGAGCATGATTCATCTTGTGACGTTCAATAGCCCACTCCATTTCTTCATGGGTAGTGGCATTAGGGTCCGGGTAGAAGTTCCAAGTAGAGACCATCGAAGAACGATTAGTCTGTACTTCTTCTGGCATGTAAACACTCTCACCAGTATCCGGATCTGTGTCCCACTTATGAAGGGTCTTATTGATGTTGAACGGACCTTTCACAACTCCTGTACCAAGTAGGCACATCTCGAAGACAGCCTTACGGACCTCAGTCCTAGCCTTAGTCTCTTCGAGACGGTCTAGGATAACCTTCTTCATCCTACGAGCTGACTCCTTCGCAGGAGAGATCTGTGGGAGATTGGGATCCCTAGTAGGCCCTTCTTGGAGAGGGGACTCACCTGACTCATCAGAGAGTTCTTCCTTGAGACCACCAAGGAACTCTAGTTTATTTGCAGTAGCTCCAGGCGCCAGTTCGAACCCATCTCCTGCAAAACCAATACCTGCCAATGGTCCTTCAGGCGCACCAAGATCTTCTTGTTTCGCACCTTGTGGCTCGACATCCATATCGGTTTTGAGATGGGCATACTCGCTGGTACCTTCTGGTATTGGTGTACTAGAGATATCAATCGGGAAAGTACCATCAGAGAATAGTGCTTCAACAATCTGAGCGTATGCTGCTTTTACTTTAACAGTAGTCGTCCGGACAAAGACCTTAGACTTCTCACTATTACGGAACTTTCCTTCCGCAGAGTCATGGCCACGATAAGAGTTAACATTACGTAGCCACTGGTATTCACGGTTCTGACGAGCACGTTCTGCTTCGTTGAACTTATCTTTAATGTCTGCAATTAGGGGAGACATCATCGAGACTAGGCCGTTCTCTTCCATGATACCTTTAGTATCTAGGTCCCGGTCTTCGACATCATTGAGAGTAAAACCCTCTACGTTGTTCTCGTTTATCTTAGCCATTTTTATTCAAGAGTCTCCATAGACACTAAGTAAAGTAACTGTTTATCTGATCCCAACGATTGGTCTTCTTAAAAGAAACCAGACGTTGATCTAGTGTTTCTACCCTAGGCCTTGACATCAGACCGTAACGTAGGGCATCCAAAAGATCCCAGTGACCATCTGTGTTACGAGTATCATCGAGGTCTCCTGGTTTAGTCTTATGTACCTTAGCCGACACTAATTGTCTAACCAAGGACTTACACGTCGAGAACACCTGGATCTTAGGCGCTCCTGTACGTGGGTCTTTTCGTAAATGTTCATGAATTTGGATCCAACCAGCTTCTCTATTCTTGTCAGCTTTTCGCAACCGGAATCCCGGTACTGAGAGCATTGACTCAGCAATTGTTGGACCCGTATGACCAGTCCTAGCAAACACAGACCAGTCAATAGGATGATCCACATGTACTAATTCCTCCGATTCCTTAGATCGAATGGCCAGAGAAAACTCCCTTCCGGTCAATCCTGTCTCGAGGAACTCATC